GGTCATGCGTTTGAGGCGATGACTGCGTACATTGACCATGCCCAAGGGCCAGATCACGGCCCTGACCTCATCAATGTCGGCACGCAGGAACTGATTTGGAGTGCGCCACCTAGACATGAATATGGGAAAAACAGTTTTCACGGGCCGGCGACCAGTTTGATTCAACATGATCACAGCCACCATGTGCTGCCATGCACCGTGCATGGAGTTTACTCCGTCCGGCAACTGCTGTTGCACCATGAGGTCATCGCGCAAGGGTTCAATCATTGTGTGTTCTTCGGTCTAGATAGATGCCCAACAAGGCCACGGCCAAGGCCACCCCCAGCCCCCAGAGCTCAGCATAGACCAGACTATGCACGCTCATTATAACCACAAACAACCAAAGCACAGGCATGATCAATCTCGGCAAAGGAAAGGTTGGAGTTCAGGCGCGGTCCACCCCTGCGGTTTGAGTACCTTGCCATCTTCGCGCTTGCGCACCCGGCCGGTGTCTCGATCGATCTTGGCAAAATTGGTACGCATCACTTCCTTCCATGCTCTCTCACCATCGGCACCCATGCTGTGAATGGCACCAATGGTGACCACCAGGATATCGATCAAGGCGTCCAGTTCGTCCAGTTGACTGCGAGCTGCAAACAATTCGCCCACCTCTTCTTGGATGAGTTTTTTGTAGAGGGCAAACTGAGCAGCATTGATCTCGCCCACGGTCTGATCACAGGCTCGCATGAATTTTTCTTGATCTCTAAACGGATTGCTCATGTGCTTGTTCCTTGGTATGGAAAGGTCCTTGATAGGGATAGCGCTCCAGCAAGATCAGTTTGGGATTGTGCATGATCTGCCAGCTGCGATGTTGTTTGATTCGATACCACCCTGCCGCAAACCAGCTTTTGCTGCGCGGTTCTTTGGTAAACAAGGGCAAGCGATGCTTAACATCCCAGATTGCGTTGTGTACACGACAGCCGGTGGCATAGCCGTGTACTTGATTCCGGTCGGGTGTGCGAGGCGGTGCTGGTTTGACGAATGTTATGTTGGCTTCGCGCTCCAACATACGGATGGTCTTGTATTGTCGTGTGCTGTCATTGATGGTCAAGGCATAGCCGTCGCCGTTGGCCATGACATTGCCCACTTTTTCATCGTCCTGTTTGAGTATCCAGTACTGTCCTTTGACCACTGGTTTAGCTAGGATCACCATTTAACGCTCCTTGATAAGTGACGTTGAGCCAGCGTCCAAAACTTTCTGCTGACTCGCTGCATTTCACGAGATCAAACCGACCACAGAATCGCAGGAAGTGGCTGCCCACTTGCCCCACATCTCGGTGGCTGATCTGCTCACGTATGGCTGTGTCTACTGCTTGTTTGATATGATCGGGCTGTGCTGTGAGATCCACCAAGGTACGATTACGCTCGTAGTCGTCCAGCACACGATGTTCTTGGCCTTCGTGATCGGTCCAGCGTTGGAGCATGAGATTGTTCCAGTCAAACCCACGGCGATCTCTGTCAGCAAAGGCTTCTTGTAGTCCTACACGATTCTTGGTACCTTTGGTACGCACCCCTGGATAGGCCGAAAACACATTGTCAGTGGGATCGCCGCGCATGCATTTTTCAAACAGCAGCCATTGGGGATCGGGAGGCAGCTTGGCCTGTTTGGTCTTCTTGTCGATCACAGGGCGATCCTTGGCATCAAAGATACCGCCCAGCGTGATCAGCTCGTCGGTGATGCCGTTGTATTGTTGTACGTTGTCTGAAATCAATTGCACAAAATCCGTGTCGCTGCTGATTATGATGTGTTGGTCCTGGGGATGCAAAGCGATCCAACGTGCGATGACATCATCGGCTTCAGCTTCGGGATGCCGGATCACAGAGCAGTTGGTGCGTGAGGACAAGTATTTAGTAAGCTCATCATAGGTTTCCCAGAACAGCCGATCTTCTTCGGCTTCGCTTTCTGTGAGCGCAGCACGGGCCACAGCACGATTGCGCTTGTAGGGTTCATAGAAGTCCTTGCGCCATGACCTGCCTTCCAGCGCGAAGACCACATGATCGCCTTGGAACCTGCGTATGACCTTGTTCACAGCCATGAGAGTCACATGCAAGGCAAAACCCACCTTGGTCCATGAGTCAGACGCACGGTGGGCCGAATGCCGGGCACGGAAAAAAGTGTTGGCAGTGTCAATCAAGATGTATTTCACGGTGGCCCCAATAGTTGGTTGTTGTTGATATATGTTAGCAGATAATGAGCCCAAAAGCAATGGGCTTCGGCACCAAAATGCCAACTTTGGTCCGCGACGGGCCGAAACCTCTGAAATCGAAGAACCCGATCAAAGGTACCGGCGGGGTCATAGGGCGTGATATAGGTGTGGTTCCAATCGCGGCGATTTTGGATAGAACCAAAATGGCTGTTGCCGTTGAACATCACGTGCCGGATGCCCAGATCTTGCAGTTCTTGATGGAACTGCCAGATTTCTTGGTGTGCGTTTTCGGTGCATGCACGCCAGTCAATGTCCGCGATGTATTGTCGATATCTCTGTGCAAGGGCCTCTGGTACATGATCAATGCCGGATGCATTGACCTGATAGTCTTGTCCACCCAGCCACCATTCCTGTCGTTCCCAGGTGCTCCACTGCAGTACCATGAACACCGATTGGTGCTCGCTGGGATTGAGCCGGATCCATTCGCGAGCAGTGCGCATGATACGGGCGTTACTGCCACCGGCCTGCGCATCAAGGCACAGCATGCTGCCCAGCTCGTCGGCCAGCACACGGCTGTAACTCACTCGTTCGTTGTCGGGATGGGCTCTGCGTCCCATGTAGCCATACTCGCCATCATCGCAGGCCCAGGCGCAGGGATTCGCAGCCTCAGCCGCTGCTGCGTGACTGTCGCCGTTCGAATATAATAGCATGTGCAGGACTGGTTTCTATTTCGTTGATGAGAATCTGTGCCCAGGCCGCATGAGCAGCAGGTTCAAAATGCTGCCAGCCTGGTGTGATTTCTTCGAACTTGTTTTCTATGCTCTGTGTGACATAGGTCACTCGCTCATTGTAGGGGCAGTAAAAACAACAGTGCCAGTCCAGCCACTCTTTGGGGCTTTCGATCTGGAAATGATGGAAAGCATTGAAAAACAGGTGCGGAATCTTGCGTTCGTACAACCAGAGATGCAGATTGTAGATCTTGTTGTGCCAATAGTAGCTCATGATGCGATGCCAGTTCACATCTTTCTGGATATGGTTCTTCCAGAACTGATAGCGCCGTCGGAACTCTTCGGGTATCCTTTGGCCCACATCCAGCTGGTTGATTTCATGGAACTCGCCTTCGAAATACCACTGCTCGCGGCCATGCTCGCTCCAGCCAATGACCACGAGATCGGGCGCAGGATTGTTTTGTAGATATTGCCAGGTGCTCGTGTAGATAAGATCGTTGCTGGCACCACTAACAGCAAGATTGGTGGCCGTGGCGCCGAAGTGCCGAGTGATCACTCCAGCCATGCCAAGATCGCGATCTGGCAGCTCTTCGCCGCTCATGTTGCTGTCGCCGTTGAACAAGATGTGCATGTCTGTCATGATTGCTGCAATACCTTCATGCTTTCTGCGGCCACCACACGCTTGCGCAGGCTGCTAGAGCTGAATGAGTGGTCTCGTCCGTTGAACACAAGCTCGATTTCTCGTCGTTCGCATTCGAGTTTGCCAGTGAAATATTGACCTTCGTACTCTACGCCCAACACTCGCACGTCCAGAGGCAAGATCAAGAGCAGATCCACGAGATCCTGTTCGGTCTGATAAACAACCACTTCGTCCACGTACCTGCAGGCCGCCAACTGGATCTGTCGTTCTACGATGCTTTGCACAGGCTTGTTTTTTGTGTCGGGACGGTCGATGGTAGGGTCAGTCTGCAAGCCGGCAATGAGGTAATCACAGTGATTCTTGGCTTCCGAAAGCATGGCGATGTGTCCGGCATGCAGCATGTCAAAGGTTGAGAACGTGATGCCGATTTTTTTGCCCTCGGCCTTGAGCTGCTTGATATGATTGAAGATCACGACACTTCGCTCCTTCCGTCACCGATGTCACGAGTCTGCACATAGATTCCAGATTTCTTGATGGCCTGTTCCTGTTCCCAGGTCTCCATCACAACGTGCCGACACACGTTTTGGAACCAACGATCCACGATGTCGGCTTCAGTATCATCCTTGTTCATCATATAGCCGGCCTTGATTAATCGGGCTACGAAGATTTCGTTCCAGTCCAGTTCAAACGCACCTTCGTGCAGGTTGTTGGGATCAATGTCCATGCTCACGATGGTCACATAAGGTTCGCCCTGTGCATTGGCCAGCTCTTTGTCGGTTTTTTTCACTGGTCGTTCCACCCTAGGCTTGGCCTCGGCGGGTACAGGTTTCTTACGGAATCTATCAAATATGCCCATTTATTTGCCTTTCAACAAAAGCATCATCACCGTTTGTGTGTCGTACCAACGATTTTCTATCACAGGATCGCCGGGCCCGGTCCACATGCAGGTGGTTTTCACAGCCGGCCGCAGCCAAAGCCAACGGCCGGTTGACCAACAACGTCGGGGCCACAAGCTCCAGCGTGATTCTATGTGAGCGCGGCGTAGCCAAGTCACATCGTTGATTTCGTTGGAAGATCGGTAGTTGGCCCCAAACATCATTACTTGCCCCAGCCATTGCCCCAGAGGTCCACATGCAAGCGTGGACTGTACCAGTAACCGCGACGCAGGGCTTCGTCGGCCACCGGCACACGATTGGCATCATACACTGAACTCACTCCTCCCACGGGCATGACGAAAACCGGACCGGCAAAATTGGCATTGCGATAGTCATCTACAGCCAGATCCAGCTCGGCAAAATCTTCGACCTTTTCTACCACGAACTTGAGATAGGTCACGCCGTGGATCTCATAGTCAGCGACCACGGCAGGACGGATGGCTTCTTCGCGGCTTTCGCCACTGACACTGAGTTTGGGACTCACAGAGAAAGTGATCTCGCCAAACCAGTTGTCAAGATAGAGTCGGAACTCGGGTGTGAGCTCTTGGGTTCCATTGGTCTCAAAAGTCACGTGTCGCAGGCCTCGCTTGTGCAAAATATCCAAGAGTTCAGGATACACACGCTGCCATCCCAGCAAAGGTTCTCCGCCGGTGATCACAAGATGTACAGGATTGCCATTGGGCATGAGCCAGTTGCCATGGGGCAGCAGGTCTCGCATGCGATCTGCGATCTCTTCGGCTGACAAGGCCGGGCTGAGGTGTTTGAAACCGGGATGCCAGCTGGCATAACTGTCGCAGCCAGTATTGACCAGGGGCAGTTCTTCGAAACTGCGATAAAGCGTGACCTGTTCGGCCACTGCATCGGCTTCGGTACTGCGTTCACCGGGGCGACAGCCAAAGCCTGCACAGGTAAAGTTACAACCAAAAGTTCTTAGGAATATGGAAGGCACGCCCACATAGCGGCCTTCACCTTGCGCGGAGTAAAAGATTTCACTGACTTTGAGTTTCATTATAGTCTCGCTTGTTCACACATACCGGTGCGGTATTTAGATTTAGTTGCGGGTTCTTGTGCTATTTTAGCACGCCATTCGGAATCTGTCACCCAGCCCGGTAACACTGCATCCAGATAGGCCAGATGTTCTTGTGGTGTGGGATGATCGTCATCGCCGGGTCGGTGATTGGACCCCCATCCCGCGGGTCGCAGCACTTCCTGGAAACTGGGCAGCAGACTGGACAAAGTCGATTGATAAAGATCAATACAGTCCTGTAATTTCACATCAACTTGGTCCCAGATGTCATGTGCTGACATCTGACACATGCTGAACATGCGCCAGGTCACTCCGGGACGAGCGTCCAACAAGGTCTTGGCTGCTTTGATAAAGGCCAGATCTCTGATGAGATAACCGCGAGGATCAACATGATCCGTGATGAACTCTCGGGTGTAGATGGGCGTGTCCCAGATCCCGCCTACGGTGCGCCATCGTCGCTGTGTGTACCAGTCATCGCGCATGATATTGGTCCAACAGATCATCACGGTGTCTCCATCTCGGAAAGTGCGCCGTTGATCGGCTTCCATGACTGAGTTGAAAATATAATGATTGCCAGCTCCACTTTGCCCCCAGTTGTAGTATTCCTGGTAGCCATGGGCCAAGATGTCAGCCCAGGTCATCCAACGGTAGTTGGTAAAACTACAACCAAAGGCAAAAAGCCGTGTCACCTACGAGTCCACCATTCTTCCCAGGGAAAAACGATCCACTCGGGACGTTCCCGCTTGTCTATGATTTGGGCTGCATAGTCAATGTCCGTAAACTCACTGGCAGCATTGTTGACCAACACCGCATGACGCACGGAAAAATTCCAGATCTCCTCCCAGCGCGGATCCGCAGGCAAGCAGCCGCTTTGCCAGTCCGAATGTATCCATTGCATGGTGGCACCTGAATCATTGATGTCGTCCACGATCAGCAGTTGCTTGCGCGAATTGGGATCTACACGGCCTGCCACACTGTCTGATCCTGGAGTATGCACAGCCGGCACGTATCCAAATGCGTCTTCGGCCATCCATAAATTGCTTTCGCAGTCATTGTTGTTTCCGTCGCGCAGGCTCACGCCCAGAGCATGCATGGGCACATCAAGCCAATGACTGATCATGGCGGCCGGCAAAAGACCGCCGCGCGTGAGACCAATCACATAGTCGGGTCGCCAATTGTCCTGGGTGATTTGCCGGCAGAGCTCGGCCACCTGCGATTCTACATCGGTCCAACTGAGATAGCGTTTGTTCACTGTCGTCTAGCCTTTACCAAAAGGTGCCAGCCCAGATATTCACGCACAGCCTGTCGATAGTCATCGGGCATGGCAGCGAACCAGGGTTCCAGCACGTAGTTGCCTTGTTTGTACTCATCTACATTGTACATGAAACAGTGGTCTTGACGCAATCTTTCGATTTGCCAACCCTGGCTCATTAGAGCAATGATCTCGTCTTTGGTAAAAGCCTGTGCATAAGGACATCCGGCCTGTGCCTCAAACTGGTCCAGTCCTTTTTGGATCATGGCATATTTCCAGCTGTTTTTGGCATAGACCATGTATCGGAACTCACCGCCAGGTCGCACCACCTGCTGGATGTTGTCAATGATGGCTTGTATGCCAGGAAAATGATGGATCACACCATAGCTGTAGACCAGATCAAATTGGCCCAGAGTCTGCAAGGCCTCACGGTCAGTGACGTCGATGTTGTGGAATTCGCCTTCTAGCCCCAAAACTTCAAATCTCTGCCGGCAAAGGCCGATGCTTTGGTCTGAAAGATCAATGCCCACATAATCAGCACCGTGTTTGGCAAACTCTTCGGCATCACTGCCGATGCCGCAACCGATTTCCAGCACACGCTGTCCAGCCCAGAGATGGAACCCCGCAAATTCTCGGATGTGCGGTTCTACACGATATCTACGCTCACTGACTTCACGGAAAAATTCCGGCGTACCAATGTCGCTGCGTCCGTGCTTGATGTTACAGGGCTGGGTGTTCCAGTAGCGCCGTATGCGTTCTTCAAGCGTTTGACTCATGGTCGGCCTTTCTGCCTTGAGCCTGTAGCTGAGCCTGGGCGGCAAAATGCGTGTGCGGATTCTTGAACTGCACCATCTGCCGGTTCACATCGTTGGCGGCCAAGCGTTCCCAGGGATCCTGTTCGCCGGTAAAGATACGATCAAAGAACGTCATGTCATAGCCCAGCTCAGATTCCAAGTAATCACGGATCACATAGGCATCTCTGTGTCGCTTGTCCATCTGTGCCAAGCTGTGGAAATCCCGGGGATCTCGAGGATTGCCCTCCAACATGGGGCGGTTGCGGAATGTCTCATCGTCGTTGTTGCCGGTGAGATCATGACGATCGTGCAAGACATCAACGGGTATACGCTGCCAAATATCCAGCATGTAGGCCTGTTGGCTGAGCCAAGCATCTGAGATCTGATGCGGACTGAGATAGCCCAAGAGATCCAACCAAGCTCGGGGCACGATGGGAAAGATCGAGTAAGGATGATCGCGATGGGTGTGGAAGGCCAAGAGCCGGAACTTGCCGTCCCACTTCATGATCTCTGTGTCCCAGCCCTGTGTTTCCATCACAGCATCATCGTTCCAGAACACCAGCCACCGAGCATCACTCTTGCGAGCCAACTCATTCACATACTCGTTGAGCCGGATGTAGCCCAAGGGTTGGAATGTGAGTGCGCGATACTGCACCTGTTTTTCATCCAGCCACGGTCGGAGCTCGGTCATGAAGGCCTTTGTGCCAACATCGTCGTCGTTGTCGAATCCAAACATCAGCTGCACTTTGCCGGGATCGTCGGCCAGTTCGATGAGGCTGCGGATGCTGCGTTCCAGCATTTCACTGCGCCCACGGGTGGGCAACAGTATAGCGATATCATAGCGTGGTTGTTGGTCCATGTTTACTCTTGAAAAAGATCTTCGTTCCATTCACGATGGCCTTCACGGAAGGCCATGTTTGCCTGGGTTTCTCTCACTTCTACACGATAGCACCATAGCCGCTCAGCTTCACCCGGTCCCCACATGTCGGGGATGTAAACTCCATTCACATATTTGTAGAGCATGTCAGCCAAACCTTCGCAGCCCAATCGGGGCAGGATGGTCAGTTTGGCTAGATTCTTTTCCTGCAAGAGCTGGAATGTCTCCAGTTCGGGATCATCCTGTGCCACCAGCAAGGTGTGGTCAAACTGGTCTTCCAGTGTTTTCTTGAGTTCTTTGAGGCCGCCATAGTCAGCGGCCCAGTTCCTTACATCAAGATCATCAGTGCCGAATGTGAACTTCATAGAGAAACTGTAGCCATGTATGAGGTTGCAATGGCTGTCCGCACGCCACTGGCGATAGGCACAGGGGAAGGCGTCGTGATACTCTTTGGTTGATGTGTACCGATAGATACGTGGTTGATTTGCCATCTCTAGTCTCCTGTTGTGAGCAAGTTTGATGACACGCAGAATTTATAGAGCGGGATGAGCGTCATTGGAAGGCCGCTGGAACATTACTTAGTGTCTGGCGGTTTGTAGCTGCTTTTCTTGTAGTTGGCCTGACCGGGGATCACCGCACGTACACCGCCCACTGCATCTGCACAATCACCGGTGCGTCTTGGGATGAGATGCACATGTGGATACAACACCGTCTGGCCAGCAGCAGTGCCGCAGTTCATGCCCACATTGTAGGCCTCCCATTCACCTTGCACTGCTTTGGCGTGACCAATATCAAAGGCTGCTTTGAAAGCATCATGGATGGTGACATTGTTGTTCCAACGAGGAACACACAAGAGATGGCCTGCAGTCACTGGATAACCATCAGCAAACACTGCCACGTTGTCGGTGCTAAGCCTTGGATCTTCATCCTGCCAGGGCGCTGCTCCGGCAGCCTGTGCGGCTTGTAGATTTTCATATTTCATCTTGGTGCAAAGTCCTGTTGTAGTTTGATGTTGTCAATGAACTCTTTCTTCACTGCTGGATCAGTTTTGAAAGCGCCGTGCAACACTGTGGTCTGGGTGAGGCTGGAATGTGCCATAATGCCACGATTCTCACAGCAGCCATGTGTGGCTTGGATGTACACGCCTACATCGGCACTGTCGGTGACCTTCATGATCTCCCGCGCGATATCATTACAGAGTTCTTCTTGTAGCGTTCCGCGCCGACTGCACCACTGGGCGATCCGGGTATATTTGGAAAGGCCAATGAGCTTTTCAGCAGCAAGGATGCCGATATAAGCCACACCCACAACAGGTTGATGATGATGGCTACACATGCTGCGTATCTCACTGCGCACAACCAACATACCTTCATATCTGTCTTTGGAGTCATTGGGAAAAGCCGTGCAATCGGGTGCAGGATCATAGCGCCCAGCCATGATTTCGTTGAAGTACATCTTGGCCAGCCTGCGAGCTGTGCCTCGGCTGTTGGGATCGGTGTGGCGGTCAATGAGGAGACGGTCTAGCACCAGTTCAAAGGCTTCAGTGGCTTCGTTGATGAGATGTTCTCTATCCGAGGGAGCGATGTATTCCGAAATATTGTCTCCAGCCCAGAATCTTTTATTGCCCTCTCGCATGCGTTTGCGAAGGACGTCACTTAGGTATTTCCCATTTTCCATTAAATTTTCTCCGAGTTAAAGACGTGGATGTCTTTGTGTTAGTATAGATGATATTTAGGTCGCGGTCAACGATTTCACACATTTTCCCACACGTATGGCCCCGATTTAGGTACCGCAAAGTCTAGATAGGTCTGTATCTTTTGCAGATCACTGCGATCCTTGAGACTACAAGCTTCGTTGGCAAAATGCAACTCCACACCTTGGTCCAAGGCCAATTCCAAGAGTTCGTTGCGACGAACAACATCGTCGGTGAGACTGTACATGCTGCTCAGTACAATGCCATCCAATTTGAGCCGGATGTAGTGCTCCAGTCCGGGCTGCCAATCCATGTGCTCGTTTTCAAACTCATAGCTGGAATAAGAAATACGATGTCGACTGCAATACTGATCAATCACGCTGCGCTGCATGGGCAAAGGTATGTGTTTGGAGAATCTGGAGTTCCATCCTGAATAGGATATTAAATGCCGCCCTGTGTAGTCCATGACATCGGCCACTTCGTGGTCGCCGGGCAGGCGCATGAACCCACCTGGCAGTCTTCGACCGTACTCTTCGCCTTCGAGCAGCAGGCGCATGTCAAGGCTGACTCTGGTATACCCTTCTTGATTTTCCACGTTGCCGTGCAGGTGTTCTTGGAAAAACAAATGGCTCTGCCCCGGCTTGAGATTTACCGGCCAGGCATGGCGCAGACATTCTTCTTCGAATCTTTCGAGACTCCATCGTTCGGCCAGTACTCGTTGCGTCAATTCTCGACTGCGATCCAGGTCCAAGATCCACATGGTGTTGGTGTCTCGAGCTTCGGTGAATGGAGTCCAGATGGTCCTGCAGCCACGCCCATTGCCCACAAAGATGCCCTGATGGAAAGCCAGCCTACGACCCATGCGTGATTGATTGGGTACCACCACGCGCAGAGTGCCTTGACGTTGTACCATGTAACGGCGTCCGGCCACACGATCTCGTGCGATATAGTCAGCGAACTGGTCGAATCGCTGCATGAAATCTCGTCTGGTACATGCGTTTTGCACATGATTGGCCACAGCGACGAGTTCTTCGGCACTGAGCACTTGGTGCATGGTTTCTAGTTCTCGCACCCGTGGAGCCACTTCTTGTATCACACTCAAGGCCCAACTGGGCCAATCGTAGAGGTCAAGATCGTAGTTGGCCGTTTTATTATCCCAATGCAGTTGCGTGTCAGAAAGTTGAGTCATCGTAGGATTCCTGTGATTTGTAAAGTATATCGATCTGTGTGCCCGAGGTTGGCCGCAAGATGTGGAGTGTGTCCAGTCCATGCGGCCCAATCTCCCTGATGCCAATGCGCCAACAAGGTGTGATCTATTTGCAGGAGATGACCGGGCTGCCAGTCCTGTAAAAAAACAATGACCCGGGTCAATGATTCAATGGGAGCCGGATGACGAGTGCGATAACTGCCGTAGCGATCGCAATGGGACGGCAGTATATCGCCGGCTCGGAGCCGGTTTACTGCAAATTCCATTTCAGTCAGCCAGGAAAATTCTTGCACCAACCACGGCTCAAAGTCGGCGCCAAGCCCTATGTGGATGCCAGCGTTGACATTGTTGTGATATCGTTCTGCATCTTGCGCATCTACTAGATCAAAACCGCTGTATTGATTTTTGTGTTCGGGGTAGCTCAGGTCCAAGAACCAATCGCCACACCGGGAGAGATCAATGTGTCCTTGCCGCATCTATCTTGCCTTGCCAATGCTCGATGGTAAGATCCAGTCCCCGACTTCTAGTGGTACTGGGGCTCCAGCCCAGGCTTTGAGTGATAAGTCGATGGTTGGAATTGAGCCAGTAAATTTCACCGTGGCGTTTGGGTTTGCTGTCCCAGATCACTTGACCCCGCCATCCGATCTTGTCTGCGATCATGGCCACATGATCGTTGATGCTGACAGGATCATCGGGACCCATGGTAAACACCTGGCCTTGACAGCAACGGTCAGGATTGGTGATCACAGCAGTCCAGGCATCCAGCATGTCCTCGATGTAGATGAAATTGCGATAAGGTCTTTGATAGCCCATGTAACAGTGTTCAGGATCGCGCAGCATTTGTGTGATGGCCTGTTCAGTGACAAAAAAATCATTGTCTAAGCGTCCGTAGCCATTGGTTTGCCGCAGCGCAGTCCAGGGAAAATCTCTGGCCCGATGCATGTACTCAAGGTAGTGTTCTACAGCAAGTTTGGCCACTGCATAGGGTGCATTGGGATTGGGCTTGGTGGTTTCATCAAAGGCCACAGGGGTGTCAGTGCGTCCGTGCAGCCTTATCTCGTCGCTGATGGGTTGCCAACCGTATACTTCCATGGTGGATGCAAATACAAAGTTGCGTAGCCGTGGGAGTTTACTGGCAGCTTCGATCAAGTTCACACTGCCCACATAGTTCACTTGGCTGAATGAAACCTGTTCGTAGAAACTCTTTTCCACCTCAGTGCGAGCAGCAAGATGCACGATCACATCGGGGTCAGCAGCAAGAACTTCTTGCTCTACGGCTGCGAAATCCAAGAGATCGCTCTGCATGCAATGTATGTGATAATGCGGCTGTAATCTGCGCTGCAGATGCGATCCAATAAAGCCTGAACTACCAGTCAAAAATATTTTCATCTGGTATTTAACTTGGACTATTTTGGATCAGGATTTTCCGGCAATCTGGATAGGCAACGAATACCGGTTCATGCTGCACCTGAGGCAATAGTTCTAGGCCCAGTGCCACGGATTCTAGGGTGGGAAAGTAATGGAACCCCATAGACATGGTGGTTTGATTGACCCAGGGATGTATGCGCAGATCTCTACCGTCACTGCGCATGCAGCTCAGGGCTCGATAAGCATCGGCATCATCCAACAGTATGGCTCCTACTTTGCCCAGAGTCAGAGGTTTTCCGTTGCCAAAGCTGAGACACTGCATCTGCCCAGCTCGATACATGCCTCGTTCTAGCCTGCGTGCCGAGTCCCAGATACGGGTGCCGATGAACTGGTACTCACCGATCCAGCGTTGCCACTCGTGATCCAGGTATTGATAGTCTATGCCCAAGATGTGCATGACCTGTGGGATACTGACGTAGGTAAACGGTGTGAATTTACACCGTTTGACGCCATCGTAGCGCATGCATAGTTCTACGGCATGGCTGCATCCGTCAGTGACCACTGCATAAGGAGCCCCGGTGTAATTGGCCAAAGCAGCTTCAAACTCAAACAGTACATCATAGTTCATCGTGTATACCATTGCCAAGCATGGCGGATCATGTCATCCAGCTCGTAGTTGGCTTGCCATTCAGTGATGGCAGCGAACTTGGCGGGACTGGCAGTGAGGCGTGCAGGATCACCGGGCCTTGGATCTGCGATCGTGGTCTTGAGAACTTTTCCTGTGATGCGTTCGGCAGCAGCCATGATCTGCCGATTGCTGTGACCTTGATTGGTGCCGAGATTGTACACACCCGACGGCAATGCTTCGTCTCCGATGCTGAGTATGTGAGCTCGAGCTATGTCCATCACATGCACATAATCTCTCACGCAGGTGCCATCTTCGGTGTCAAAGCTCACACCGTTGAGCTGGAATTCTTGATCGTCTCTGATACTTTCCAGAATCCTAGCCATGATGTGTGTGGCACCGGGTTCTTGTCCATGCCGTCCGCGAGCATCGGCACCGCAGGCATTGAAGTAGCGCAGGGCCACGTAGCGCATGCCATAGGCCTTATGATAGCAGTGCATGATGCGCTCGATCATGAGTTTGCTTTCGCCATAGGGCGAAATCGGAGCACATGCATCAGTTTCTTTGCAGGGCTGGCTCACAGGTTCACCATAGCAGGCCGCGCTGCTGCTGAAGATCCAGTCCATGTGGGGGAATGGTTTCCGCAGCGTGTCCATGAGTTTGAGAGTTTTGGCAGTGTTGTTGTTGAAGTAGGCCGCTGGATCTCTGAGACTGGGACCTACCAAACTTGTGCCTGCACAATGCACAATGGCATCGGGAGTGAATTCAATCATGGCCCTGAGTGCAGGTGATTCGGCAAAATCTCCACGCACGAATCTCGTACTGTCATGAATCAGTCCAGGATGCAAGGCTCGAGTGTCTATGGCCAGAGTGGGCCAGCCCAGATCCTGCAGCATCAACAAGGTCTGGCCACCGATGTAGCCAGCTGCTCCAGTGACTATGACTCGCTTCATTCTTCGATCTTGACTACCTGGTATTTTTCGTGTGGCACATGATCGCGATAGCGATTGCCTGATCGATTCCATTGTTCACCTGTGCCGGTGATGATGTCAATGATGCGATCCACAGTACCGTTGTTCCAGTCCGAGATCAAGCCCATGTTGTGATGTGGAGCATGCAAGGCGTTCTGCACTTTGTGATAGGCATCGTCAATGCTCCAGGGCACATAGAGTCGCTGAGGATCATTGGCAAAGGTCTCAGGGAATGATCTGTAGGCTGGGTACACCACATTGGCGCCCAAAGTATCAGCCTCACTCACTGTATTGCTTACCCAATCCTGCAAGGCACAGTTGAACAGTACCCGTGTGTTGTTCAGCAACTCGTAGTAGTCGTTCTTGGTGAGATTCTCATAGATGCGCAGCAGGCCCTGGCGTTCTAGATCTCGGGCGCGATCCACGTATTCGGGGCGGTTGGACCGCAAAGGTCCGCCCGAGTAGATGCACCATTCTGTGGCTGGTGCACCTAGATCGCGTGTCATTTCAATGAGATCCATGAAAAAGCCGGGCTGCTTTTCTTGATCAAATCGAGCAGCAAAGGCCACGCGACGTGGACGCTCAGCAAAAGGCCGTATCCGGTCTGCACCGCCTATGCGTTCCAACACTTCTTCTCGACCAAATGCCAAGCCGGAGATGTTGTAGATAGGCGCGGTCCAGCCAGCGATCCTCATGTGAGCCACCATCTCTTCGTTGGTGGCCAGCACTGTAAGCCCTGGGATCTGGTTCACCATCCGTTCATACGTCGACATCCAGCCCGCCATGCCCCAGACATGCACGAAATCATCAGGATCAATGGCTTGAGCAAGACAGCGAACAAAGATGCGAGGACGAAGATCGCCGGGTACTTGATCGAGGATGTAAGGTAAGCTCTCGATACCGGGCTGGAACATGTCTTCAAAATAGACCACATCATCTGCAGTTACCTCCCCTTGTTGCATGAGGCGCACTAGGTTCATCATCTGGCTCATGGCAAAATAGCTGCGACCATGCGCATCTAAGACCTGGCCCACTGAAATCTTTTGTGCATTGTCGAGAGTAAGTCCAGGCACATAGACCACATCAAGCCCGCGACGCTCAAACACCCGGCGGTTCCACTCAGTGAGTTGCAGCGTGTAGCGTTCTTGATAGGCTTCAAGGCCCATGTAAAATAGTCGGCGCATTATCTCATCCTCGCTGCGTCAATGGCCCACATGTCTTTGGCATTCTTGCCTTGGGTGAACTTGCTGTATTGTTGATAGGCGTAACTCTTGAAGTTGTAGAGGTCTCCCTCGTTGAACCTGTAACCATAGTCCTGGCAAAAATGCAAGAACTGTTCGAGATCGTCGAACACCTGGGTCACGCGATGATTGGGTCGGATTGTGGGTCGAGCCACTATAGTCTCCTTAGATGACTAGATTTTGTGAAGGACGGGTTGTGTTGTACTCAATTTCACAGCCGTTTTCTCCGTCTTCGGACACTGCGATAGTGACGTCACGACCTGGATAACGATCTGCTATCTGTATATATAGGTCATCGGAGATCATCTCACAACTTTTGAAGTCGAGTCGCAATACACTTTGGTGGCCACTATACAACCGTTCAAGCCACCGCTTGAACTGAATGAACTCCACGTCTCGGTCATTGTGGAATACCTGGATGGCCACACGGAAATGGAAGATATGACGATGAGGATGAGCCAGGAACGAAACGTCGTATTCGTCACCGGTGCAGAGCTTGGGGTCGGTTTCGGCTGCGGGGTATCTATGGATGCCTTCTTTCTGGAAAGTGACCCAGATCATCCTCCGGGCCTGGTGTTGGATGCGTTCGGCTGCGTTTCTCTGTTGTTCAATCATGGTCATCTCTCACTTTGAATACACGGTAATCGGATCCTTTGCCAGTGGTGGAATAGCCACCAGTGTCATCTAATATTACACTCTCATAGCTGACGCCGTCAACCAGTTCCCAGCCTTCGATGTCGATGGTGCTGAAACTCAGCCGATTTGGGTCAAAGTCGCCAAAGGTTTCGATCTCTCCGGTCCAGAAGGTGCCTTTTTCGGTGTTTTGGGCCAGGAACGCATGTGTGACTGTGGGGCAGTCATCGGCCACATAGAACTCGCCGCGGTGCATGCCTGTGACATCCACGCCGTTGGCTGACAAACCATCCTCGTCGAGTGGACTGCTCCAGACTTCTTGATCGTCTTCGTCATAGACCGTGACCCAGCAAGAGTCAGAAAATTCCACGGCATTTTCATGTGCAAGATCATCGCACATGTAGTATTCACCGGCTGGAAACATAGCCATGGATTCAGGCACAGTTATGTCTGCGTCTGAATCCCAGGCCCATTCGTCGAGATCTTCACGATTGTGCCAGAATTCATATTGCGCAGCAGTGATGGATCCCACAACAATCTCCCCGCCATAGCCGGTGAGATGTATGTGATAGCGTCTCGGTCCTGATCTCAAGACCTCGATCAGTTGTTCGTGTTCGGGATTGGAGTTCATGATGGTTTTACTCGCTGGGGTGATCTTTGCTATACTCGCTCCAAGCAGTGAACTTGGCTCGATCCTGTAGTTCATGTAGGCTGTGCGTCCATACACCGGGATTGGTATCAGCAAAGTCCCGATCGTCGATTTTTACACAGGTGTTGTAGTTCCACAACCTCACGTAAGGAATAGGCACCTTGATGATAGGTATGAACTGATCTCGTTCACACAGACCGGAATCATTGAATTCTGCGACTTGATCAAAGGGAATGTCTAAGCTGCACCAAAAGCCGCGATCAAGATAGCTGGAGATCACGTTTTCCCAGGCTGTGTGTTCTTGCCAGCTCTGGGGATGATAACTGTCGTTGGCACCAAAAAAGATGTGCCTGACTTCGGGTCGCTTGGCCAACTCGCGGTCTATGGCTTCTTGGCCGCGATAGCCTACTACAAACAACGTGCGTTGACCCAGGGCCGGAGTGTGCTCTACTTCATGGCCCCAGAAAAATTGAGTGTCTTCGAAACCGGTTCTGTTCATGACAAGTGCTTGTTTTGCTAGTCAAAAAGATTGTTGAACTGCGTGCGTGCGTTGCGCGTTTTCTTGCCTTTGAATCCGCGTGTGCCCACGATCTCCATCCAGTAGGAATCGTAGTGCTCGATGATGGCTTCAGCTGAGGCACGGTCCGGAGCAGCAAAGATGGCTTCCACGATGTGTTCGAAATAGGCATAGTCGCCGCCCTGCCACTGCATCATGGCCGGATGCTCACCACGATCGAATCTCTGATTGGCCTCTTGTACTGCTGTGATATGCATCCAAACATTGTGACCCATGAGCAAGGCATACGAGAAACTGTCCCATGAAGTCCGACCCCACTTGCCATTTTTGTTGACATCGGGTAGCACCGAATACAAATTGGGATCCTGGAAGTTCTCGTCATCGAGTACCACACCGGGCTTGGCCACACCGGGCTTGTAGATGCAGATGTCGCGCATGGTCAGCATGTCACTGATTGGCGACTCTTGCCAGCGCGGATAGATTCCATCTGCTACGACTCCGTGGCTCCATTTTCTTGTATCGGTAGCGTAGCGTTTGTCATCGGCCGAAGGAGCCATGCGGTAGCTCCACTTGTCGTCGTGGGGGAACACGTTTTCGAAATAGACCTGTCCGTTGGCAGTGGCCAAGAACGGACTGGCGCAGTCAAAGCTGATAGTAAAACTGGGATTGACATATTTCCTCACGGCTCGTTGTATAACGGTCAACAGCACTGCCCATTCCAGCTTGGAAGTGCCCAGAAAGTGCATCCAGTCGTGCAGACCCGGCTCTAAGAGATTGTCATAGCGCAAGGCTACCAGGCGCCGCAGCACCAGATGCACATCGCACATGTTCTGTCCACCCATGGCCCAGCCATCAAAGTGTCGGTCAGGATAGACACGAGGATCGCAGTAGTGCTTCATGGTGTCATACCATTGGTCCGCCGAAGCGTGATTGTCGCCTTGCAGCACGTTCAAGAATCTGGCACCACCATTGTCTCGGCCACGACGATGGGCGATGAAATATTCATTGTTGTACTTGGTTGCCGCCACAGCCTCGGCCAGGGTGGTGATCTGGCAGGCATTCCGAGCCTTTTCGTCGTGTATGACCCAGGTGGGTATGTCTAGGATCATGCCATAATCTGACACATTGTCCAGCCAGTTCAACACCAGCTCGCGTTTTTTCTGTGCTTTGGCACACCCCGAACCAGCACGCCAGTCGCCTTCCCAGAGGCCTTTGGCGATCTGGAAGCCGCCTGAATCACCCAGTATGAATGTGCCAGGCTCACGATTCCTGACCATGTCCTCGCTCCAGTCCTGCTTGGCAAGATCAAGATTGGCATGCCCGCCGGAATACAAGCTCCAGCGATAGGGAAACAGGGCTCGTTGGCTGTTGAGCCAGTTCATCTGTTCCATGTCTGTGAGCCCCGCAGGGAAACGTGCGGGATCCACATAGGCCTCATTTCTCTGCTTGCCTATGAACGTGGCGTAGAAGCCCGAAATGGCCGGCAGGAAGATGGCATAGTCTTGCTGTTGGCTGGTAAGGTCGTGTTGTGTCACTTGGTCTGCGCAGGAAGTATGTAGTCGTACACGGCCAGCCCCGAATCCACAGTGATGCGGGCAGCACCGTCGTCGCTGATGCGGAACATCTTGTCTCCGGTAAGGCTGAGGATGCTGCTGACCTGTGCAGCCGGATAGCTCCAGGCTCGTTTGAGCACGCCACTCACATCATGCTGGAACACAAAGTTGCCGGCGTGGGTGCTGTGATCTCCAAAAGAAAACTTGAGATCTCCGTTGTCGGTTTTGACCTGGAACGTGGGCTCCTCGCTGTTGGCAGAAATCTGCCACTTGAGACGCTGGATGCTGGCAGCAGTGGGTTCAAATTCCACATGCCAAGTGGCTCCACGGAACTTGGGAGTCTTGACCTTGGCGTCTACCACCGACGATGTCATGAAGCGATAGTCGTTGTGGAAGTCTCCAGTGCTGTTGCGGAATTTGATACCGTCTAGTTCACCCTGGGCGTTCCGGCTCATGGTCAACGTGGCATTCTCGCGGTAGGCTTCGAGATTGAGGATGGTCTTGAGCTTGCCGAGATTGGGCATGCCAAAGGTGCCTATGAAGTCAGGGATGGGATTGTGGAATCGGCCATCAATGACCACGCTTTGATCACTGCCGATGCCGGTGATTTGGGTCTCAGTTTCGGTGCCTACGATTTTCAGCAAGTCGATGCAGCCGAGATCGATGCTGTGTTGTACAAGGTCAAGCAAGTAGTCTTTCATTGGGGGTCTCCTAGATAAAGTATGTTAACAGGTTTATTTAGATCGTTCAACGATTTTGGCAAGAGTTTGTGCCCCACGGATGCTGGTTAATTCGCCGGGCCGCTGTAATTCCAACCAAACTAGATCAATATCGCTGTGATATTCAGCCGTGATAGAGAACCCTGCTTGTACCGCTAACTGACGAACTATGCGCCCGGGAGTGTAACAGGCCGACGCCGAATCTACCAGGCCTACACCGTGTGCTAGATCGCAGTCATTGTAGGTCATCATCATGGTTCCTCCCGGCCGTAGCAAGGCAATGCATTCTTTGAGATAACGATCTATTAGATTGATAGGTTTATAATTGAAAAAATTGTGGGCCAAAATGAATGCAAATGCCGACTTTGGCAAGTCTCTCGTGATGTCACTGTTGGTATCTAAGACAGTGTAGGGTCTGGCACGAGCACGATATTGTTCGTTGAACAAGCTGAGAGCAGGTTCAATGAGATGCCATGCATGATCCACCACATACAATGGGTCTAATGCCACTAGATCCAAGATGTGAGATTCTAGTCCTGGCCGAAAAATCAGTCCTGGACTGCGCCAATCTGTGTAGAGCTTGATACGCTCTCTAAACAAACTTTCTGATCTGGGATCTGCCTGCAACTTCCTTTCGAGTATCTGTGCCGGTAGGGTCCTTTGGAATCCGCTATAAAGATTTTCACTGAATCGAAGTAGAGCACCTTCTTCGCGTTTGATCCATGTATCAAGATCTTTCTTGATGACATCAATGTGACTTACCACTGCATGCACAGATTGTTTGGCGCGTTGTATCTGTACAGGCATTCGTCGGCTATGACCGTACAAAGGTATCTCACTGCTTGTGATAGTCTGACCGAGATCTTCCAGCCAGCGTTCGGTGATTGCAAGATCATCTGTCACTGTCAAGCTATCTAGATGATTGCGAAAACGCACCACGTCGATGAATTCTAGTCCCATGAAAACAGGCTTGTGAATGTGTTGGTTGTGTTGGTTTCAGCGGCCAAATCCCAATCCAGTACGCCCAAGAGGTTGTCTACCTTGCCGTCTATGACAGTGGCCTCCATCTCAGCATCGTCAAAGGGCAGATCACGGAACCATTGTGGCAGGTGCATCTCATCGGTGGGATATCCAATCGAAGTCCAGCCCAGGGGATTGGGTTTGAGCTTGCAAACGATGGTCTTCATGCCGTCTACGATCTGCATGCTGTAGTTGTCCGAATTCATACGTCGCAGTGTGTTCCAGTTGATGGCTGCCCTGACATGTCCTGGCATGTTGGCTCGGCCTTCGCGTTCTTCTTTCTTGGCGTACTGGGTGAGATTGTTCACCCGTTTGGGCGAGCCTTTTTCCCAGCCAGGCCGCTCTGAAAACTGATACTTGAATTGGCGTATGCGTTCGATCACGGCATCTTTTTTGGCACCCGACAGCACCATGTTCAGGATCTCTAGGAGGAAATCCTGGATCACCCGAGGCGTGTCTGATCTCTTGAGATCTAGCCCTGTGGCCTTGGTTTTGCCTGTGCGACCGTCGACGTCAAGACGCTTGCCTTCGATGTCAATAGCATTCACAGCATAGCGTTTTTTGGTGATGAATAGACCGCGATCGGCCACAGTCTCTCGACCTGCTTGTATCAAACTGCCCATGTCTCTGGGGCAGTGGAAAGCGCGTTCCATGAAGGCCGGAAACGAGTCATTGACTTGGTCTGCTATGCTGTCATAGAGTTGGATACAGATTTCTTTTGACCATTGCATCCTGCCTTCCTCTACTTCTTTACGCAAAACAGGCCAAGCCGAAAAATAGCACGAGTCTGTGTCGCCGTAGATCACGGCCTCACCTACGTGGTCATAGCTGCCGGTAATGCACTCATTTATGTGTGCGTCCATGTGCCGGGCAATGCTGCGTCCGGTGAGTGTAGTCGATTGTCCGATTCGCTTGTCGAAAAAACGGCAACCTGGATTAAGAATAGCACCATAAAGGCTATTAAGATTAATCTTTTTAACCAGCTGGCGCTTGTCCCAGAAAGCGATCTGTTTGGGGTCGGTGGCTTCTTTTTTGCGTGCTTGCAGTTCTTTTCGTTCGGCATACCATCGTTCAAGTAGACCCGGGATCACACCCTGGGTTTCAAATGTGAAAATAGTACCATTGGCACTGAGCATCCAGGGATGGTTTGAATCAAAGATCAGCTGCCAGACTTCAGCAGCACTGTGAACACTTTCTTCGCCTGTGGCCCAATCTATAGTTATCTCGGTGCCACGCTGCTGTTCCATCACAGCGGTGTATTCCAAGGTGGCAAACAAGCCCTCCCAGGCCGCGGCAAAACTCTGCCCCGACGCCATCTTTTGTTTGAGCATGCGGTCAGTCATGGTCAGTCGCAGCTGGCCCACGATGGTCTCAGGGCCCATGTTGAGGGCTCGGATGGTGGAAGGATACAGGCTGTTGATGTCTACACTGCCCACCCACTCATGTATGCCTTTTTTGGGATAGGCCACGTAGGCTCCTGCGGCCTGGGTGTCTTCGTCGGTGAGGCGCTCTCTGCGATTGGGTACCACCATGCCGCGCTCGTGTGCTTCATTGATGATGGCCTGTTCTGTGACAGCCACAGCGCCCATGGTGGTCTGTAGCAGCACTGTGTTGGCGTGTGCCAGTTCGTTGGCCAGATCCAGGAAACGCAGTTTGCGGTCCAGCTTGGCCAACAGCGCAGTGTCTTGGCGGTTGTATTCAATGAACTTGGTAAAATGCTGATTGTAGAGCTGATCCAAAGTACCTTCGAACTGTGTTTTGCGTTCGTTGAGCTCGTGTTCGCCGATGGCATCCAGGCTGTAACTGTGGCGCTCCTCATAGGTGTACTTGCGATACAGTTGCATGTAGTCCATGTGTACACGACCCACGAGATCATAGGTCTGCGACTCAGCGCCGAATCGTTCAAAGGTGCGCTGCTTGGGCAGTTGCCCCCAGAGGCAGAATCTCCGTGTGTCATCTTTGCTGAGGATGCGAGTGCAGCGATTCACGGTGTAAGGGATATCATAACCTTCGCTGTTCCAGCCACTGAGCACGTCAGCATCGTCAATGAGATCCAAGAAAGCTGCAATGAGATCTTCTTCGCGGGTGAACAGGATGGTGTTGTCAAATCCCTGTATCATTTCCTGCGCTGTTTCCCAGCTGATGTGACGCGGAGGCACAGCCAAGGTCACCAGTTGATCCAACCAGTCCAGATATACTGATATAGCAGTGATAGGGTTGAAAGGATCTTCTACCGGAGAAAATCCACGCTCGGCATCAAAGGCCACTTCGATGTCAAAGAACGCGGTATGCAGTTCGGGAGCATCCTGGCCCTTGTAGTTGTCTTCAAGACAACGGAAGATGGGGTTGATGTCTGACTCGTAGAGCTGTTTGCCGCTCTGCATCCTCAGCTCTTTGCGGAACTCTTTGTTGTTCCTGGTGCTGAAACGGCTGACTGGCGTGCCAAAGATGCTGCGGAATTTGCCCCGAGCATCGTCGTAGTAAAAGATGTAGTTGGCTGGAAATTCTTCGTAGTAACGCTCGCCGTTCTTACGACCAACGATGTGTATGCGATCGTGTTCGCGATCAAAAAGTGCGTCAATGTATGACATAATCCTCCTGTGGCTTGTGGCCCACTGGCCGTTCTACATGCCCGTGACGTGGGCGAATCGTTGCAGCAGAGATATTTATAAGGTCTTGCCCACGGTCTCCAAGATCGTTTCAAGCAGCTCGTGATCCTGCTTGGCCTTGCCAAATTCGGCCTTGTGAGCGATCTTGATGGCTTTCTTGAGCACTGCGGGTTTGATTTCCAGCTCTTCGGCCACGGCCTTGATGGTGTCGGTGAGCCCACCGTTGAGAGTTTCAACTTCGTGCATGACCTGCATGCCTTCGTTGATCAGTTGTGTGAGCTTGAGTTTCTGTTCTGCGCTGAAAGTTTTGGTTTCCATAACTACCTCCTTGTGGATTTATTTTAGATGACAAAGTGGCGCTTGTCAACGACTTTGAGTCTTTTGATAAAATTGCCCCCAGTGCAGTGTGCGTCTCCAGTCGGTGCCACGTTTGGTGTCCAATTGATCAAGGTACTGCAGGAAGGTGTGTTCATGCATGAAAAGCTGCCCCGCGGTGGGGCGTTGATCCAGGGCCGGTAGTAGCTGTGCCAGATCCTGATAGGCCGCCAGTCTTTGCTGTACGGAATCCACATACTGATCTGGGATCACTGCAGGCGCAAAATAGGGCCGGTGATTGACCTGGAAATGTACCTGCAGGCCGCCATCGCGTTCACGCACGAACTCAATGACATCGGCCAGCTCCCAGAGATTGTAGTTGCTGGCCACACTGATGAAACCGATCTTGAGGTGTGGCAAGGCATTGCGTAGTTCAAAAAATCTATCAATGTTGTTGACTACTTGTGACCAATCGCAGGGCCATCTGATCAGTTCGGCCGCAGCGCTGGTAGCGTCAAGGCTGATCACAAGATCAATGGCTCTGACCTGCTGCCAGCGTTCTAGCACACGTTGATCAGGAAAAAAAGTGGCATTGGTATTGTAGCTGATGTGTAACTGACTCAGCGGTGCAGATTCAGCATAGATATCCAGCATGCGCAGGTGTTCGGTGGTCATCAAGGGTTCGCCGCCAGTGAAATGCATCTGGTAAATGTTGCTGTGATCCAGTCTACGGAACAGGGCCAGCTTGTCTTCGAAGCTGTAGTCTTGATCTCTGAGCCCTTCTTGTTTGGCCCAGGTACTGGAGCTGTAGCTGCTACACATGATGCAGGCTAGATTGCATATGTTCTGTGTGGTTATGTCCACACGGTTGAGCTCCACACGCAGGTCTGGCTCGTGACCGAGATTGCTGAAATATCTGCGGCTGGGTGGATTCTGTTGTTCCTGCCGCCAACAGTTCACGCAGGCCGGCGCTGGTTGATCTGCGATGGCGGCTTGACGCTGCTGATCTAGAAATGAGTCGGCGGCAAAGTTGAAATCATTGGCTCGCACTGGCTCGGTGAGGCTGGCACAGCAAGGACTTACCAGAACCTGTCCCGAGTTGGTGCTGCGTATGTGCAGAGTGCGGAATTGATCTCTACAGTAGTAGTTCAACGATGATACCTGGCTGTGATCACATCGCCGGGCAGATCGCTGACCATGGCTGTGATTCTGTCAAAGTCGGCTCGATCACTGGCCACGATGTCACCAATGGGATAGTCATACCAGGCCGTGTCCACAGTCATGTCGTGACGTTCCAGCCATGCCCGCCAGCTGTCACTGGCATAGAGTTGTTGTCGCGCATCTGTGACACAGAGCTGAAGTCCGCCCGCACTGCCCCAATGCCCAGTGGTGTCCCAGTCGTTGGGGTTGTCGAGATCCAGATAGCTTTGCAGAGTGGTTTTTCCTAGAATCTCCGGCCCCAAGATCACATCATGATGCTCTCGGCTGTGATATTGATCCCACTCCTTTATATCCAGCCAGCGCACTACGTCGCCGGACCAGTCATAGAGCTTGATTTCTTCTAGCTTGATCTCGGGCATGTCTCTGGGACCACGCGGGATGTAGAGCTCAAGTTCATGTATCACTTGGTTGATCTGGTCCAACTTGCCCTGATATATCCTACGCATGTCTCGGTCGAGATCAGGACTTTCGTTGATACTGTGTTGAGTATGGGTAAAAAACCTATGCAGATCATTGAGCCACGCATGTGCTGTTTCGGGACTGGTGGCATACTCACCAAAAATCTTCACGCCTTGATAGTGGTAGCCCAACCGAGCCAAGTCGTCCAACACATTGTTCACCGTGAGGCGACTTTCCAAAAAGAGATCTTTGGGTTCATCCATTATGGATCGACACCAACGGTTGTAGGCACGATTGGGATCATAGCCATGCACATGGAGATGATCGCTCCAGCACACGCCCTTGCGGAAAGTGCCGTCGCAGAAAAACTCGGCCCAGGCCTGAGCGCCAGGGTTGTCTAGAACTTGCACGCCTAGAGATACCTGTTCGCCGTCGGGCAACGTGAATTCGATTCGCATATGGAATTTATCTGAGATTGTCAAGGGCTCACTTAGATCTTGGCAGGTAGCGAATCTGCGGGGATCGGGCAGCAGCCGCCCACACCGGTCCTAAGGTGATTTGGTGGCCTGTGCCTGCGCTCGATCTAGTATGCGAGCAGTGTTGGTATCGGCGGGACGACCCCGGCTGTCTTCCCAGCCTTTTGGGCCGCGGCGATAGGTTTCACCGCCGAACGTGAGGGGCTGTGACTGTGCAGGTGTTTGAACTGGGGTGTTCAATGTAGGCCGACCACCTACCATTCGATAGTGCGGTTTTGGTGCTGCAGGTGTCACGGGCATGTCAATGTCATAGGGTTGACCAGTTCTTGGATCTGTGAAAGTTTGGTCGCCTCGGCGCAGGCCCACTTCGGCCAACACTCGATCTTGCGGAAACAGCTCGTCTACCAGCATCAACGTTCCTCGACATAGTCCGCAGATCGGTCGCGATTGCCGCGCCGCTGGAACAGTCGTACTGCCATGTCAGCATCGTCGATGCTGCGGAATCGCGAAGGCAAAGCACGCCCGCCGCGACGGATCTCAAAGCCACGATCACGATCGCCCCAGCACTCCAGTTCGATGCCGTCTTCCATGGCATAGATCTTGACAGGTGCACCTTCGGGCAGCACTGGATCAGTGAGTGGTTCGGGCGGAGTATGCACACTGAGTTCTTGCTGTGTGGGATCCTCGTCTACCTGATCTTCTTCGGTGGGATCATCCCGGTGTATCTCTTGCTTGGCCTTGGCCTGCAGCTCACGGTCTGGTGCTCGATCACTGAGCTCGCGACTGGCCTTGCGCTCAAGGCTGTCAAGATAGTCCACAAAGTCGCGTTTGACCTTGCTGAGCATGTCTTCTTCGATGTCGGTCATGGCTTCTTCCAGGGCCAGACGATCGTCTTCTACGCTATCGCCCACCATCTTGCCTGCCATGGGATGCGTGGGGTCGGTCTTGGATCGCAAGACCTGGATCCCACGTGGTCGGAACAGAGCCGGTAATTGATCTGCTGCTCGCTGCTGTGGGTTGAGTCCATGCTTAACAGACACCGGGGTCACAGCACCTTCTTCGATGGCTGACAAGCGTCCTAGGATGTCATAGAGATCGTTGCTCATGCTCGTTCATCCCTGAGGAAACTCCGCAGCATCCACTGATGCTTGCCCATGGCATCGATCCTAGAGGCCAAGAAATCCATGATGCCTTGTTGATCTTCGGCTTCGGCCTGATCAAACACGCGGTTCAGTAGACCAATCATGGTTTCTGTGTCTTTGAGCAATTCTTCGATCATGAGCCGAGCGCGTGGGATTTTGGTCTGCCCTGAGATTTCACTGAGCTCCATAAAACGTTCAAAACTGCCTGGAGTGTAGTCGTCGAGTATGCGTATGAATTCTGCGGTTTGATCTATGCTGTTTTCGTAGACTTCTTCGTAGATCTTGCCAAAGAATCGATGTAATTGTGCAAAGTCAGGCCCCTCCACGTTCCAGTGGAACAGCTGGGCTTTGATCACGAAGGCATATTCAGTTGCCAGGAGAGTTTTTAAATCGTCGGTCAGCACGTGATTTCCTTTTGTAGTGATCCGGCGTGTTAGGCGTGGGATCGGTGGTGTATTTACCTGCCAGCAAACTACCGCGGGAAGCAGTGATCAAGGGCTGCGACACTGACGCTACACTGCCTGCACCGGTGGCGCCCACGGATGCAGATTCCAATATTTCTCGTGCTCTCATGGCAGTATCCTAATCAAAAAATGATCCACGATGGTGGCTGATCCATGCAGCACTCGTGGATTGGCTGCTCTGAGTTCGCCGTCACCGATCAGCTCGTAGCGCACCCGATAGTCACCGGGCGGCGCAGAGATCACGATGGTTTCTTCCAGCTGACGATCCGGCCATGCATAGGTTCTTTCTGTGAACAGCTCGTCGTTGACCCAGAGTCGATACGTGGGCGGACGACGATGCCAATCACACACCACATCATATTGAACAGTGACTTCGTGCATGTTAGGTTATTTTCTGTACGTTGGTGACGATGCTATCCGTGCCATATTGGGCTTGTAGCAAGAGCCGGGCCATGGCCGGACTCTTGGCAAACACAGCCACATCGATGCTGGTAGAGTAGTCGGGATTTTTCACACGCACTCGGGCCGAATAAACATCAAAGCCAGGTGCCACGCTTTCGATCACAAATTCTCCGGCTCTCATTTCTTTTTCCCGCTTTTCATATTAGCGCACCAGTGATACATCCGGCCGCGCTCGCCACCATATTTTTTTGCTCGTGCTCGCAAGTCTGTGACACTGCCTTTGCACGATGCTCCACTGCGTTTCACACGCCCGGGTCGGCTCCGGCCTTTGACCCGGCCATCGGCAAAGTTTTCATTGGTGTGATCTGATGGGGTGGTTTCTCGAACGCCCACACCAGTCCTATGATATTCCGCGGCCTGGCCCGAAGGATCCACATGCCAGGCATAGAATCGGCTCCAAGGATGGTCTTGGGCCAGGCTCAGGAACGCATTGAGATTGGGCACTGAATCATCGTACATTATGACCTTGTCATAGTGTGTCTTGCCCAAGAGATGCCGGAGTATGATCTTTTTCTTTTCCTCAGTAGCGGCCGGGATATTCAAGTTGCCGGCACGATACACATGCACCTTTGACATGTCTATGCCGTACTGCCGGAACGTATCCAGGAACACTTCGCGGTCATTGAAGTCACTGCGAGCCGTGAGCATTATGACTCGATTACCAGTGGCGATATCCTGTTTGAGCCGACGGATCATTCCCGGGATGGGACGGGCCTGGGTGTAGAACTCTCGGGCATCACGGAATCGACCAAAGTCAAATTCTTCGCCGGGCTGCAGCTGATAGTGGGTGAAATCATGGCTGTTGAGCTGTTTGACCACACGGCCGTCTCGCACCACGTTGACCAAGGTATTGGTGTTCACGAGGGTGTTGTCGATGTCGAAGATCACCAATTTAGAGTTGTCAAATTCACGCGATCGCACGATCTGTGTCCTCACTGGCAGCGATGCCGTCATAGATCTGGCTCAGGGGTATGCCAGCCATCACATAGCCTCGGCTCACGGTACGCACATATGTGGTACTGGGCATGCGATCTTTGATGGCCGCGTGCGTGGCCGGTGTCATGTAGTAGATCACGGCTTCGTATCTTTGACCATCATGCCATACCGGCACGGTTTTTCGACCATAAAGGTTGGGATAACCCTCCACAGTGTCCAGTGTGGCCAGCATGCCCGATGGCAGGCTCCATAATACACCTTGCACTGTGCTGCCTGACTCGGGTACCACGTCGGCATAGTGCCAGAATCTCAGGGCATGATTCCTCAGTTCTGCACGCCCCACTCGGCGGGCCTCGGGCATGTGCCTGGGATCTGTGAGCATGCCATAGGCAAAATAGTACTGTGGCTGCTGGCCAGCTTCGGTGATCATGTCATGCATTCTCATCGCATCTCCGGTACTACGTCTACTTCTTGACCCACCAGATCAGGTCTGTTGCGGCCCAACCAACTGGCAGCAAATCTGTTGGCATCTGCTTGGCTGTTGCCTATGCCCGAGAAACGATGCAGTTCACGACCTTGACCATCACGGATTTGCCAACGGCCAGTGAACTCGCCCTGGCTCTGCTGTGCTGCCTGCTGACGCTGTCGTTGGATATCCAAGGTTGATCCTGGTATGGGTTCAGGTTCTGTGGTCAATCGTGTCACGGTGATGTCCGACGCATCCAGATCGGGTCTAGAGCGAGCGATCCAGTTCTGGGCATATCTTTCGGCCCCGTCCTGGCTTTGCATGGCTTCTGGAGGTCTGAGAGTGGTCACCAAAAACCCTTCACGGTCACGCACGGACCACTCACCGGTGGGTTCGCCCTGTGTGGTCTGTCGTGGATCATTGGCGATGCGGAAACCCGGTGGACCATCGGTGGTGTCCTGTTGATCACGCTGTTGCTGGCGTAGCTGATCCTGTTGCCATTGCTGTCGTTCAGCATCCGTGGCGATTCGAGCACGGGTCTCGGGATTGTCGAACATGCGATCTCGCTGGACGGCTTTGGCAACGGCCTCGGCCTGGCTGCGGGCCACGACCCAGCGCTGGCTGCTGTGATGATTCACACGCCACAGTTGCTCACCCACGTCCCGTGTGCTGCGTGTCACACGCTGGGCCAGAGCAGCACGTCGGCTCTTGGGTTTTTCGTCCCGAGGTTCCGCCACTTTCACACGCACACCAAAGTCAATGCCTTTGCCTGACCATTTCTGCTGCGCTATCTCCATGGCTTCTTGATCGCTTGAAGCCGGGAAAGTGTCGATCACCCGTCGGCTGTCTCGATCGCCGCGTGTGCCTGTGCTGCGATCAAACACTTCGTATTCCCCTGTGGCAGTATACAGCGGCACATCCTCGACATCGCCGCGTTCAGCGGCCAGCACTTTGTCGGCCCATTCGCGCTTGAGTTCCTGGCCAGATATCATGCCACTGGAATATTTGGCAAACAACCGGGCAAACGGATCCTCTTCATCGGTCTCTATGCGGGTCTGATAGCGTGTGTCTCGGGCAGTTTTCACAGTTTCTGCGGAACGATAGCCCGACAACAGTTTGTAGAACTTTTTGGCATATTCTTTGCGTTCGGCACTGGGATCACCGGCTATGGTCATGGCGCGAGCAAATCGCAGCATGGTATCTCGGGCAGTTTTCACAGACTCCTGATCGTCCAGCCAGTCATTGCCGGGACCACGGAACTCGATGTAGGTGCCTTTGCCGGTGTCTTTGACATGTGCCGATGTGTACTTGCTGCCGCCCACACCGCCCTGTACATAGCGTCCGGCCAGCTCGATGAGATTCTTTTTCATCAGCTCCATGGCTGCGGCGATGTCAACACCGCCTGAATATACACCGGGGCTAGGCTGTGTGACTTCTCCAACGGATCTGCGTTTGGATCGAACTAGATCCGAAATCTTTTCATAGGCCGAACGTGTGTAGCTGTTGGCACTGCGACCAAATTGATCCAGCACATATTGATCGCCCATGAACAGGATCAATTTCACATAGTCCACTTCACTGACAGGTATGCTGATGTTCATGTGTAGGCCCGTGCTTGAGTTGGTGTAAACACCGCGGCTGCGTGCCCAGGCCGAAATAGCATCAAATTTGGCCAAGGCTTCGGGCAAGGGCAAGGGCGGGCTGATCAGTTCAATGCCAGCATCTTCGTCGTTGCTGGGCTCGAGGCTTGAATCAGGTTCCATGATCCACGAGTTCGCAGTGCGTTTGGTACTGTGATAGCCCTGGCTCACCCGCACCGGCATGTCTACCACACCAGCGATCTCATCGGCCCAGGTAGACCAGTCTATGTTGCCCGAATCTCTGTCGCTGCGAGTGGAACGATAGTAGGGCCAGTCCAAATTCCAAGCGCCCTCGACGTCGCTCATGTAGCGATAATTTTCACGCAGCCAATCACCTTCGTCCACGTTGGATCTATAGTCGTCCATGAGGCTTTCGTAGGCCTGGTCATACCAATCGCCGCGATCCTGGTACTGCGATTCGGCTTCTTCGCGGAACAGCTTGACGGCCTGTTCAGTGATCGCATCATCATCGGCATCATCCGCCAGTTCCTCGCGAGCCTGATCCCGATATTGATCTTCCACATCGGGCCAGATGTTTTCTTCCATCCAATCCACAAATTCGCTTTCGCCCACATTGTCATCGAATGATTCTACGGCCCAGTCCATGAATTCTTCATAGAGATCTCTTCGCAGCCGTTCAGCAGTGCGAGGGGCGATACCATTGTCGCCGCCTTGGAAAAATTCCACTACCCCATCAATGCTGTAGGTACGCTCGTCCATGTCATAGTCGGGTTCAAAGTCTTCATCATCGTCGTCGTCGTTGCCAGTGTCGGGGAAGATCAACTCATACTCGATGCCCACTCGAATGCCCTGGGCCGCAGGACTATCGGCCCAACGACGCAGTTCGCCAGGACTCATGGCCACTTCAACAAGTGTTTGATCGTGTTCGAAAACATTGCGGAATTCTCGGTATCTCATGGGGGTGCAAGGTTAATGTATTACTTATCAAACTCCACGCCGATTTCTTTTTCTGGCAGAGCCGTAAATAAAAAGTAGGAAATAGCGGTTTTATAACAAAAAAAGAGCCACCAATGCGCAGCATACAAAAAACAACGATTGCGCTGGTTTTCGTCGCCGTGGGCACTGTGTCACCAGCGCAGGAAACCACCAATGTGAACACCACCAACACAAGTACATCTACGAGTACGGTGAATTCTACCAACACCAACAACAATAATACCACCAGCACCAGTACGAGTACGGTGAACTCCACTAACACCAACAACAACAACAATGTCAACACCAGCACCAGCACCAACGTGAATACCAACAACAACATCAATTCGGGCACAGTGACCTACAACAACAACAATGTAAACTCGGGCACAATGACCTACAACAACAACAATGTGACTACCGCGGTCAACACCAACAACAACAACAATGTGACCACCAGCACCAATGTGAATACCAACAACAACATCAATTCTGGTACCATGACCTACAACAACAACAATGTCAACACCAGTACCAGTACAAACACCAACGTCAACACCAACAACAATGTCAACACTGGTGACATGACCAACCGGAATATCAACACTTCCACCAGTACCAGTACAAACACCAACGTCAACACCAACAACAATGTCAACACTGGTGACATGACCAACCGGAATATCAATACCAGCACTTCAACGTCAAATTCGAATTCGACTAGTACCAACACCAATTCCAATCAAAATGTCAATGTCAACACCGGTGACATGACCAATCGCAACCTCAATGATACGCGCATCGAACAAACTGTAAAATCGCCACCACCCACGGCTGTAGCACCTTCTATGATGAGCGGTGGTGGCAACGATCTCTGTACCACAGGAACATCAGGTGCGGTACAAACACAGATCTTTGGTGTCAGTGCCGGTGGCACAGTGCGTGATCTCAATTGCGAAAGATTGAAGCTGTCAAAGACTCTCTATGACATGGGCATGAAAGTGGCAGCCGTGGCCACCATGTGCCAGGATCGCCGGGTGTTTGATGCCATGATGGCCGCGGGCACACCTTGCCCTTATGAAGGAAAAATTGGGTCCGAAGCTCGTGAACTGTGGGCTGCCAACCCTGATCGCATACCCGTGCTGGTAGCAAAGGAAGAAGATGACACCTATAAGAAACTGGGCCTTGGCACTCTGCTTGGCCTTATCGTCGGTCGGGTATTCTAACGCGCAGGAAACTGCGGCACAGTTGGATCCCAGCCAGACCTACACCACTGGCAACCTCGTGGTGCCTACTACAACCACATCGGGCTCGACCTGGACCAATGGTGTGTATCAAGATGCTTTGACCTGTTGGGGCGGAGGACAACCTGGTTACTGCGGGCCCAACCCCATTGTGCGTCCCGACGGTAACATCAACTTCAGCTATGGTTGGACTGATCTTTATCAGCAACAACAGATCGCTGCTGTGTTGCCTTATTCAGGTACCGGCCTTAGAGTCAATGGCTACAACTTCAATTTCATGGCCAAGAACGGCAACGGCTGGGACGACGGACGCACAGATCTCTTGTACGCTTATGTGCAATTTGATGGTCCCAGCGGCACGGTGCTGAACAATACTGCCAATCTTTCCTATGGATTTAACTGGACGAGAATCACTCTAGATCAGACCTTTGCCACACCCTATGCCACCGCAGACATCACTTCAGTGCGATATGGATTTGTGGGACAGGACAACAACTTCTGGGCCGGACCTTATGGGCCTGAAATCTACGATGTCAACTTCAGCCTGCGATATAGTGTGGATCCTTGTGTGAGCGATCCGCTTTACAGTTCCGCATGCCCGGGTTACTTGGCTGCGTTGCAGGCTCTGATACCAGTGAACGAACCTGTAGCCGAATCCTTGCCTGTTGAGACTACCACAGCCGCCGCTGCGATTGAAACTGCTCCAACCTCAGCATCAACCACTGGATCAGAGCCGACTGTTCAGTCTGAGCTCACGAGAGTCGCTGAATCGGCGCCGGAATCCCCCGGAGAGAAAAAAGCAGGTGCTTCACTGTCTACTATACTCAGCATAGTGCGCAGTGAACAAGATCGAGTGGCCAGTGTAGAAAGTCGAGTGGTCGAAGCCGCTAACGAACAGGCGCAGGCCGCCACTGATCGTGTCACTGAGCAGGCCGTGGCCGTGGCCGAGTCTGCATCAATGATCAGTGCAATCCAGAACATGGAGTCCCAGTCCACCGCTGCTACCGCAGCCACAGTGTCAGCCGGCAACACAAGCAGCTCCGTGATAATGGATGTGTCGCAGAATCTTGTGCGGTCAGACGCGTCTGATTCTGCTGTGGTAGCCAATGCTGACAGCCAAGGTGCTGCGCTGGGATCAGGACTTCAAGTGCCGCGACCTTTCATAGATGTGTTCAATGTGGCAGAATCAACGTCATTGATTTCAAATGAGCCAACTAGTGCTCGTGTTAGTGCTCTGTTGGGTGCTGCTGCTCCGGTCACCGAAGCGGACCTAGCGGAACCGATGCGATTCCGAGTTTCCGCTACTACACCTGCTGATAATTTCATGGAAGCTGCTCAACCTGCGATTGACTCCGGTACCACTGCCAGTGATAGGCCTGTGAATCGTCGCGTGGCCGACAATGATGCTGCAGCCGGTGGCGTGAGTCTAGCGGCCATGGCCCAGCAACCACCGGGTTATGCACAGTACAACGTGGCCTTGCAGGACGCTGCATTTTATGAACCACGCGAGATCTATCGGGGTCAAAGAGTGGTGGACAACGCTCGAGCTCTGCGTCAGCTGAGCAGTGATGCCCGGCACAAAGAGATGGTAGAACAACAATACAGGAGATAACATGTCCAAGAACATCGACGAACAAGTAGATAAACTGGAAGCTGCTGTTGATCCCAACACCGTGATCAGCATCGGGGGTATCAATTTCACACCCGCAAAGCTGATGATAGCAGGTGGTATCCTTTCTTCAGTGTTGGGCGGACTCTACGGAGCATTTGAAGTCTACAAAGACTACATGAGCATGAAAGAAGCCATTGAGACTTATGTGGCACCCGACCTCGGCGCCATCAATGAAAAGCTGTCGGTACTGGAAAAGCAGATGGAAAATGTGAAATCCAGCGTGGGTGAAGCTGCCGACTACACCAGCGACATCAAGAACGATCTCAAGAGCGACATACGCCGGTTAGAGAACGTGGTCGAAGGAGTAGAGCGTAGTAACAAACAACTGCAACGCGAGACTCTTGCCGATGTCAAGGCCATGCGCGACGAGCTGAGAGACACACGCAGAGAAGTAGAACGCGAAATGCGCCAGCAGAAGGCCGAACTGGAAAAGAAACTCAAAGAAAGCATCGATAACCCTTTGGCCGGAAAATAGCATGAACATCGCGGAGATACTGAACTCCGCGAATGCTGCGTTTGAGCAGGTCAAGCGCGTGTCGGCCATGACCAACGATGCTTCGGCCATCATGGGCAATCTCACTGGTTTCGCAGGTCAGCTGGGAGAACTGAAAAAGGCCCTGACCTTGACAGATCTCCAAGACATCCATCACAAAAGCACCAGTTCACGGCAGTCGCCACAGTCCGATACCGAGCAGGCCATGGCGATCTACACTGCGCGAGTGCGCCTACGTCACATGGAACAAGAACTCTACCACATGTTCCTCTATGGTGATCTCAATCACCTAGGCCAAGACGGCTACAGAGAATTTGTGCAGATACGCGAAGGCATCGAAGCCCAGGCACGACAAGCTGCCGAGGCCGAACAGGCCTGGGCGCTAAACGAAGAAGCTGACGAAGAGTTTCTCAAACAGCTCAAGATCATAGGTGGTGCTGCATTCGCCAGCATTGGCGCTGTGGTGGGCCTGGCCCAGCAGATCAAAGATCTTCTTTCATAATAAATATTCCAAACAAGGAACTTTCTATGAAAAAGTACCTCTTAGGCGCTGCTGTTTTACTGGCTTTGTCTGGCTGCAATGGTGATTATCAATACTATCGATATCCCTGCCAGGATCCTGCCAACTGGGATCGCGACGAGTGCAAACCACCCATCTGTGAAGTCAGTCGCACCTGTCCTGAACACATCTTTCCGCGTGAAGAATCGCAATGTCTCAAAGGAACCAAGAAATGACCACCAAGACCAACAACAGGTATACCGAAGAAGAGTTGATGGTCCGGCTCAAGGTATTCATTGGCGTGTGCCTGGCCTTGACCCTGATCGGAATCATGTTCACCGTGCTCTACAGCATCATGTTTGTGACCCAGCCTCTCAATGCCATTTCGCCCATTGACGCTAAGTTCTTTGAGTTGATCGTGCCTGTGGCCACGTTCCTCACTGGTACCTTGTCAGGCATCATGCTGGCCGGCACTGGTAAGGATGCAGCCATGTCTGGCGCCAATCAAGCTGCCGCGGCCATGAAAAAACAGATGGACAAAGAAAAAGAAGAACCGCAGGAAGCCAAGCCTACGGTTTAGGGCGCAGCAGTGCAGGCCGACCTTGGCTGTCGGTCTGCAAACCCAGCTTGTTGGCCTGACGGCCAGTTTCTCCAGGGCGCACATCTTGCGTCAATGCCATCTCAAACCTAGGATCGTTGCGTTCGGCCTCAGTGGGAATGTAGCCTGAGCTTTCCACAAATATTTCCGGCTTTTGTTGAGCGAAATCACGCATGATCTCGCCGGCTCGAGCATTGGCTTCGTTTTCGTATTTGCTGCCAGTTTCACCGGCATCGGAAGGCAGGGCCTGCGTGGTGTTCTGCTGATGATGTACCAGTTCGTGTGCGAGGGTACGCAGTACATCCATGATGTGTCGATCGGCGAGACTCACATGTAGCCGTCCTGAATCCATGTCAAACTGACCAAAACTGCCGGTGCGCTGGCTCCAGGCCGGATCGCGATGCAGCACGATAGTTGGCAGGCTTTTGAGACCTAATTTTTGGCGGCATAGGCCAAGGAATTCGCGTATGATCGAACTGTGGTCTTGATCTTCCAGGAACATCTTGGTGCTAGGGTTCACACCATCGGGTGTGGCTCCGGTTTCCTGAACGCTTTCTCCGCCACCACCGTCGCCCCCGCTCTCACCGCTGTCAGAGATTCCATAGCCAAAGCCAGGATACCAATAGCCACCATAACCGTAGCGTGTGCGGCGCTTGCGACGTTTCTTTTCCATGAGGCTGAGCTCTTGATCCCGTGCCCGATTCCTGGCATCATAGAGCCCCTTGATCAGGCCTTGGGCTCGCAGCAGCTTGAATGCGAGATTTTCTGGACCAAATTCGCCAGTGTCTGCCAGTCCAGCCTGCCGCATCTGCTTGACTCGGGCGATCATGTCTTCTATCGCGCTGCGATCTCCGCTTTGGATCGCAGATTCGATCCGGTGTCCCAGATCCTCGTACTTGTGGCGCACGCTGTCATCGTCGATGTTGGCTCTGCGACGCCGCGGCACAGAGATCCAATCCCCGTCACGCACTGAATAGATGCCCTGGCTCACATGCGGTTGATCTGCAGGCTGCACATAGAGTTCAACATCGGCGCCGCCAATGCGGATATCATGTTGTTGATTGTACTGGAATTTTTTGGCATCAAACAGCTCACGGTACACCGCATCATCGGGCACACGAACTACCAGGTGCAGATCTATGTCTGAATGCGGTGTGTAGCTGTAGGCAGCATTGCTGCCGCTGATGGTGATGTCCTGGAGATCAAGGTCAGGTACACCCAAGAATTCTTGAAAATCCGCTGCTGTGGCCAGCAGCTTTTCTCTCACTTCGGGACGAAGATGCTCGTCCAGACTCCACAATCTCGGGTTCAACTGATCGTGGAATCGGACAGCATCTCCTAGGTCATACGTTTCTAACTCATGAATGTTCATGAGTGTATTTATTGCTAGGCTGCGGGGGCAGGGTCGCTGGAGGCCAGCTCTTGTGTTTCCACGGGTGTGTCAGGTGCTGCGGCAGCAATTTCGTGCGGAGTAGTAGCTTTCATGCTCATCACAGCATCTGCGGCCTGCCCATTGGTGCGTGGCAACATGCCGGCCACGGCCAACTCATGCAGGTCGTTGTAGAGCTTTTCGTGTGTGCCAAAGTCAAACACATAGGTGCCGACGTGCTTGAGCAGCACACGCTTGTCAATGAACACTTGGCCGCCGAGATCACGCCAGTTCTCGCAGAATGTCCAGTCTTCGCTGTAGTAACGACCTTCGCGCACCGCAGTGTCAAAGTAGGTCTTCATGTGTGGATCCAACTCTTTGGGCAGGCCGATGTCATTGTTGAAAGGTCGAACTGCAGGATGAGCGTTGAGCTTTTCAAACACTTCACGCTTGATCAGCAGGAATCCTGTGCCGGTCTTGGTCACTTCCACCAGGCCATTTTCGCCATCGGGTTGACCGGGGATACCATTCACGCACCATTTTACAGGCAGGCTCTTCATGGGATATAGACCACCAATCACGTCTTTGTCGTGATTAAGCAAGGTCAAGAGATGCCAGGGTTCCCAGCCAATGTCAGCGTCGATGAACATGAGGTGTGTGCTGCCTTCGGTGGTCAAGAACTTGGATGTCAGGGTGTTCCTGGCTCGCGAAATCAAACTCTCATTGGTCATGGTTTCCACAGTCCAATCGATGCCCAATTGGCGGCAAGTGTTGGCCCAGCGTATGAAGCTCATGAACGTTTGCTCGGACAGCATGCCACCATAACAGGGCATGCAGATGTGTACTCGTGTCTTCCTGAGATACTCAAGGTTGACTTGGATTTGGGTTTCGGCCATCAAGGTCTCCAGTGTGAAATGTAGGAATATTTACTGCGGAT